AGCAACCTTTAACAGACTAGCCGCTTGATCTTTAGATTCTTTGGAAGAAATTAATCCTTGCTTGGCGGCTTCCTTCCCTTTTTCAATAAGAGTATCATACATCTTAATTTCTTTTTTAAGTCCACGCGTAACCTTTTCACCAGATTCTTCACGTTTTTCAAGTATGTTATTTAACTCTTGTTGTAAACTTTTTATCTCTTGAAGTTCTTTTTTATTTTGTGCGGCCATTGACTATTCCTTAAACGAAATCACTTAATTTAAATTTATCAAGTTTAACATCAGTTCCATAAATATCACTAAACGCTTTTTCTATGTCATTAACTGATTTATTTAAACCAAATAATGCTGATTTTAATTTTTTACTTTTTTTAAGTTTATTTTTTTGAATTGGTTTTAATTTACCAACCAATTTAGAAAGTTTATCAAAAAATCCTTCTGATAAAACATTTTCTGTATTCATATATGACTTTTTATTTAACATCTGGTATTCTCCAATTGATGTAATTCATCATATATAAATATCAAAAATCACAAATTATCTTTTAAATTTCGGATTAAAATTGGGTTTTGATATGGATGGTGATTGTTTTTTGGTAGCTTTTTCTATCTCTTTTTGTTCTCTTTCGAGTTGTTCAGCTAATTTTGAATAATAGAACCTTCTTAAATATGTAGGCATGTTATATACATCAGAATGTGTAAATCCATTCCCACGATATATTAAATCAAATATTTCTTGGTGAATTTGTGGCTTGTGTTCAGCTCTCAGGCCAAAAAAAGTTTACGGTCATTGGTATGTCTACCGTAACCGTTTCTCCTTCCATTTCGACTTCCTGCTGTAATTCTATATCAGGTGATACCTTTGCTATTTCTTGTCTTAAATATAATGAATCTCTTGAAAGCATATTCTGAACAAATTCACTTATAGATGGTTTAGAATCCTCACCATTTATAGATATAATTGTATATCTCAATCTTGTTGTTAATTCTGGTGTTACCTGCCCACCCATTTTTTTCATGTTCTTTAATTCTACTTCAATAGCTTTTTCCTCTTTACCTGTAAGTAACTTAAATGTTACTTTTGTCTTTGATACAGGTAATGTTGTTTCAAATGTATTACCAGAAATATCTTCACCAATTTCCTTAAAGGGACAATCAGCTAAATTAAAGGAATGTTTAAATACTACACCAGTATTGGGGTTGGTAACATCACATTCATAATCAGGTCCGTATGCAAGAACACGAGCGGCTACCATAACTGCATTCTTATCACCCAATATTAAATCATCTGATTTAACTCCTTCTGTAAGAATTAATGAATCGAGAAGTTTATCAATTACAACACCTTTTTTAATAAGATTTTGTGATGTGAGTATATCTTCTTCTCTTGCCGTCATATATTTGACTTCAACTTTTCCACTTGATAATGGTGAATCTTTTTCATATACCTTACCCCCGCTTGGTAAATCAATAACTTCACTATGATATTGTTTGTCTGCCATTCCTATACCTCCGTTGCTCTTCGATACCAACCAAACCAAAAACGTTCTTGTTCTGGTTTCTTGATAACTAAGTTAGCGAATCTTAATACTCGATAGGCTCGTACTCTTTCAAGTTCAAGATTCTGAATTGCTTTAAGTGTTGCTGGTCCTATTCCACCATCAACATCAATTTTTTCTTTGTTTTTAGCATTTGCTGTTCTTTGTAAAACCTTAACTGCCCCACCTTGCCCAAAGTTTACACACATATCAAAATAGATATGTCGTAGATGGGGTGGAACTTCATCACATTTAGCTCTTCTCCAATAATCCGTATGATATATTGTTTTGGCTTGTTCTTTAGTTAAGTTCTTAATATCTACGTTTGGATAAAACCTTTTAGTTATACCGTATTTGGTTTCACCACCTAAATCATTTGGGTCATTTACATACCCACCTTCATGTTTAATTACCACCTCTATAATTTTATTAAATGTAGTTAATTGAGTTTTTTCTGACATTTTTAGTAACCTCTTTATTATATCACATAACATTTACATATATAAATATATACATAAAGAAAAAATCCTCAAATTTTTATTGAGGATTTTTATCGGAATTTTTTCTATTGATTAGAATTCAAGGATTGCGTAATCATATCGAAGTGTAAGTGTTATTTCTGCTGGATCATTTGAAGCAAAATCAAAATCACCAAAAGTGGCATCTTGAATCCAAGTGCCTTTTAAAGTCCACTCTTCTACTACATCACCTACAGGTCCAAGAACATTAAATGTTACATCTTTTTTATAAAAATCTGAATATCCATCTCTACCTGTAACTGATTCATGAGATAACCTAATCCATTCCATTGCAGCTTGAGCCGCAGATGGTACAATTGGATCATATAATGTAATTTGTAATGACTGCCATGCAGCTTTACCTTTTACATATCTTTTAACATTCATATGATTAAGTTCAACTTCTTCAAAAGTGACTTGTGGCCTGTTGGCCGTTTTAATCATATATGCTGGAATACCTTCGACCTGCATAATAAATCTATTTTTTAGCTTCGGTTCGAAGGGTGTAAACATTATGTCTTGTGGTTCTAAAACATCAGGCATTATATCTCTCCTAAATAAAGGTTACATAATTTCATATATAAATATCTATAAAACAAAAAAAATGGGGTTTATATTTAATAAACCCCACCTTTATGTCTATCTACTATCTATTATTCAGGAAATGTTGCACCTGTTGGTTGAACTGTAAAGTCTAATACAATAAACTCTGCAGTTCTTGCTGGTTGAACAAATATTTGTCCATATAAGATATTTCTATCTATTGTATCTGGAGTATTATTTGTTTCATCCATTATAACTCTGAAAGCAGTCAACCCAGAATTAGATTGAACTTGTTCCATATACGGATTTACAATGTTCAAGAATCTTCGTCTTGTTGCCGCTGTATTTTGTTCAAACACCAAGAATTTTGAAGTTGAAGCGATAAACTTCTTCAGTTTAATCAACAGCCGTCTTACATTGATTCTATCAAGTGCTGATGCCTTCTTTTGAAGTGTTTTTTGACCCCAAACCGTTGCACCTTGACCTGGAAATGTTGCAATTGGATTAACATTTGAATCATACAATGTGTCACGATTTGCATGTGTTAGTTTTCTTTCTACTTGAACTGCTGAATCTATACCTCCACGATTTAAACCAGCAGGAGCGAACCAAGGATGTGCAACTCTGTCGTTGAATGCATAAACACCACCCATTACTACTGATGGTGGGACCCACACAGATCTACCCAAGTTTGAATCTTGAATTTGAACCCAAGGATAATACATTGAAGTATAATTTGAATCTCTAGCTTCTGCGGTGGTTGCTGCTGTTGTAATTGCTTGACCATAAAGACCTGGATCTGCAATAACAAAACAATCACCTCTATCTTCACACATATTAATTGCTTTTGATATGATAGAAGCTCCTGTCCCACTTGCAGCATCTGTAAGTCCTGGTAACATTAATAGATTTATATCATATTCATCTTGATTACCCAAAAGATTGATAGCGTCTTCATAAGCAGTTTTTCCATCCGTGGATGTACCTGGGTCAAAACCCTGCATATTTTGAGCAAACATATTATTATAAAATTGTGCTCCCATACTATTATCACTGTCACCAACATCATTTCCTAGTGCATCATAACCTATGTGACCATCCGTACCTCCCCCAAAAGATCCATGATGTGAACCACTACCTGGTCCAGGAAGTGAAGCACTTTGAGCGCCAATTCTTATATCTCCATTTTCATCAAGATAATCTGGGGTTTGTTTGATAACTTCAACTCTAACATATTTTGATTTATTTGGATAATCACCAATAAGTTGTAAATATGGATCAGTTGTTCCACTACCTTGTAATGAATAATACTGGTCACCTACTATTCTACTAATATAATTAGATGAATTTGGATCAAGTGATACATTATTCCAAGTTTCTAAAGTTTGTTTTCTCTTATTTGAATCGTCACCTCGTCTAATTAATAAAGTGAAACTTCCCCTGCTTTTATTTTGAGATGTGACTTCCCATCTAACATTATTTTTTGATCCTGATAATAATATGTTGTTTGATCCTGTTAATTCAATAGATGCACTAGGATTCTGGTTATTCATAAGATAACCAGTAGAAAGCGTATGTAGTTTAAATGATGAATTGGCAACATTTGGTAAAGTTCTTGTATCCGCGTCGCTAACCGCACTTCCTGTGAAGCTCATATGTGCGTCCGCACCAGTCGCGTTACTACCAGTTAATACAAAAGAATTTGCGGTAGAAGTACCTTGAGTTCCTTCAGCTAAAATTCTTACAACTGTCAAAGTTGATCCATGTCTCAAATATTCCCTCGCGGTGTATGCAGTTAAATGACTTACATAAGTTGAACTACTTAAAAAAGTATCTCCAAATTTTTGTTGATATTCGGAATATGAATTTACAATAGTTGGTATACCTGCCGGACCTTTAACTGTAGGACCTATCAAAGCTGCTCCTATTTCACCAACCCCAGCTGGTAAAAATGTTTGATCTATTTCGTTTGTAAATACACCAGGACTTACAATTTTTTCACTTGACGCCATTTAACTTCTCCTAAATTAATTAGTTTTAAATTTTTAATACCTGTTTTTACGCATAAAGTATTTCATATATAAATATACAATAAAAACTCCAAACGATTATTTTTTATTATATTTACTCTGATTTATTTGGTGTGAATACACCAGTTTCGGGATTTAATGAACCTTCACCGTATTTTTTTGTTATACCTTCTAAAAAACTTTTTTCTTTTACTTGCACATCTGTAAATTTTCCAGTTAAATCATTATCAATATTATCCAAATCATCTAATTGTTGTTCTAATTTTATTTTAGCTAAACTTAATTTACCAAACTCAGTTTGAACTTCAAAATATGAATCTTGGATTCCCTGAATAGTTTTCATTTCTTCCTCTGAGAATTTTGTTTCTTTTGCCATATGAATGTAACCTCTATTTAATTGTTTTTAATTCATATATAAATATATATAAATTATAAAAACCTTATTATTTTTTTTCTGTTTGATAATCAGTTGCATCACCTTCAAATCCAAATACTACTCTATTGGGTGAAGTATTTCTTATAATTTCAGATGTTTTATTGGTAACTGGTGTATTTGTAAATTGTGGTATTACATATCCTTTTAATAACATTCCAAAATCCGTTCTAATTAATCTTTCACCTTCTACCGTCATTTCTGTAGCATCAGAGAATGAGCCTTCCAATTGTGATAAGAACTTATAACTATGTTGGTCACCAAAATATGTATTTTCATATTCAATAAATAATTCAGTCAAATAATTCATTTGTTCTATATAATTAGTCATCATCACTATTTGATAAGTACAATTAACGAAATCTGGCATACCAGTTGTTACCGTTTCTACTGCTGGTTTCATACCATTTTGTACTGCAAATCTATCATATCTATTTTCTTTAGACCAACTTTTTGATCTAACAACTTTTATGTATTCACCCGTAACATCTTGATCGAATGAAAGCGGCATCATATCATTAAATACAACATCAGTTCTTTTAATCATAATCAATGGAAACATTATTGAACCATTTTTATCTCTTAATACACCCCTTTTTCTGACAGCTTTCCATCTCTCTTCATTACCATATAAAACTGGAACTTTTATGGTTTCATTAGCTTCTTTGACAGTTGGTTTCATTATATTCTTAATATGATTTATCATAGTAATATCTATATCTTTTAATGTTATAGCATATCCTTTTGAAAAATCTTTACCAGGCACAACCGATTGTCTATCATTTCCACCTCTATTAACTTGTGAACGAGTTGATGTCTGTTTTCCTCTATTAACATTTTCTTTAGAAACTACATGTTTATTTGTAAGTGGTGTTATTGCCATTATTTTTTATTCCTTCTTCTTAAAGCTTTAAGTTTATCTTTTTTGTTCATAACTTTACCTTTGATTTCTTCCGAAGTTACACCGTTTATGTCTGCCTTGCTTATAGCAATCTCTCTTTTGATATCCACCTCAATAGCTCTATTCTTTTCAACTATATTTGGATTTAATGTTGTTAAACCATCTAATTTATTTAACACACCAGTCATAAACTCACTCATCTGAAGATTACCATTTTCTGGTTGATAAAAATGTTTTCTTTCACCATATACATCTTCTTCTATCAGATTTCCATTAATTTCTTCAGGTTCTGGCCGTGATGGTTGTTTAAAGTTTGGGTCATCTACATTAAACTTTGTTATTTTTTTATGTGTTATTACTTGTACTGCCATTATCTAGGTCTCTCCTCTATTTGTAATGAACTTAATCTTGAACGACCCGCTAATGCTTTAATACTATGTTTATAATTAGGATGTCCAGCTACTAACTGTGGTTCTGTTACTGAACCTATTTCCCAATAAAAATCATTCCAATCAACAATATCACCTGCTTCTGGATAAAAATTCAATGAACCACTCGCTAAATTATTTCTCTGAAAATACATCTCTATGTTTGCGTTTAAGTCAGCACCCCATTCTTCATTTGTCACTTCAGGCTCATTAAACATAATCATACAATTAACTCTAAAACCAATCTCATAATATTTTGTTGTTGATTCACCATATAAATTTTCTTCTGTATTTTCAACACTAACTTTGTATATATCTACACTTTGTCCTAAAATTTCATCAATGAGTTCTTCATTCATTGAATCAATCAAATTGATTTCTTTTTGAGGTACAAAAAATGGTTTTGTTTGAGACATTATACTCTTATCCTTTCAAGAGTTAAGTTATTATCTTCCGCTATTTTATTTTTTTCAATGTCATTGTAATAATTCCGTTCTTGGAAATCATAACGACAATCTTCTAATGTTAAAGGATGATAAAATTCACCATCTATTTCTACAAGTTTATTTTCAGATGGAATATAAAAATCAAAATATTTACCATCTAATTGATAATTAAAAATATATTCTTTATTTTCTTCTTTTAATTTATTTTCATATTCTGTTTCTGGTTTAGTTTTTTTCCATATTCCATTTTTAGTAAGTTTTTCAAATCCTTTTTGTGATTTTTCTCTTAATCCACTCAACCAATTTTCTTCACCAACTCTGTCTCTAAACTTTTTCCAATTATCTTTATTGGCTTCATATCTATTTTCATAATTATCTTCCCAATTCTTTTTCTGGCCAATTGAAATACTTTTATTTCTTTCTTCATCTTTAGATAAATTTTTCTTCATTTCATCTATATGGTGTTTACCATAAAATGGATTGTTTTCTCCACTATAATCTCTATTGTCAATGTGATTTTTAAACTTTTTCCAATTTTCAGGTTTATACATTCCAATTTTAGTTAATTCTGAAATTTGCATCCTTAATCCGTCTGATGTAGTTTTTGAATTTGGAAATTTATTCTTATATTCAATCATGTCTATATTATGTTTTGCATTTAAATGTAGCTTGTTTATCTGTTTAAATTCTTTTCCACACATTTCACATTTTACTTTATCTAAAACCATATAAAGTTACTCCAGTCAATAGTATTAAACATAAATAAAAACGGAACAAAGCTTCCTATATAAATTCCAAGCGGAGACCTTGCTAATACTGTTTGATTAGCCTCGGCCTCTTCAGCTTCGGCTTTTGTCTTTTCTGTCAATGAAACTGATTCTAAAAATTCTTTTAATTCTTCAAGTAATTGATTCTTTTCTTCTCTACCTTCTGCCTTTAATGATTCACCATCCATTGTTACTTCACCATTTGGTAAAGGCATTGTGGCATATTTACTTCTGATTATACCAAGTAATTCTTTTGATAATGCTAATGTAAATTTTCGTATCCATTGACGACCCGCTGAATTTATTTCTGCATAAGTTAAAAACTTATATGGAATATTACTTGGATCTGATACTTTATTGTTTGTCCAAGTCCTTGTTGTAGACTTTTTATCCTCTCTTAAATAGTATTGAAAATATATTTTATCACCAGCATCAGCATCAACAGGTCTTGGAAATATTCTTAATTTATTGTTTATCAATTCAAATGAATATGCAGATTTTCTAATTTTATCGTTTGTTTCAATTCCCTGTGCTCTTGCTATATCATATGATACAGGTCTCAATATAAATGATACTGCTGGTGAAACATTACCCATACCAAAAGCATCTAACATCTGTCTTTGTTCAAAAGAACCAGCAAATGGATCATAAAATCTAGTTATAGCATTTGGTCCATAATTAAATACCCTTTGTATCTCTAATCTTTTACCAACATGAGAACCTGATATATTAGATTCTGTTTCTAAATTATATACCTGTTTTGAACCTGAAAGAGTAATTGAACCAGAATGTAATGTTGTGCTTCCACCGACATTAGCAGCTTGTCCATATTGTTCTGATAACATAAATGTTGTTCCCATGGTCGGAGTTTGTGGTTCAAAAGAACCTGTAGAACTAAATACAGATCCACTTTCTTTGTTATCGCCACCATATGAATTCCACATCCAATTCTTTATGTTGTAATTATTTATATGTGATGAATATTCTGATACTGATTCTTCAAACATAGCATAAATTGAACCTGAATCAAATTCAAGTTGCATTACTGGGTGTCCTAATCTACGGGCTACCCATTTGCATAAATTTTTGCTTTCTGCTTGAAATGTTGAATCATCATCATATATTCCATATGGAGTTGACCCACTAGCATGTTTTGTTGGATCTCCATAAATAAAATCAGTTTTTGGCATTTAAAAATTCTCCTATAAATAGTGTTACTCATCTATAAATATCAATAGAAACAAAAAAGGATTAAATATTATATCAAACCCCTGAACTTATTAATAGCTTCAGACAAATTATTATATGTATAAGTTATTGAATCCAAACCTTTAACTTTAAAATTATCTTTATCAAAAATGATATAGCATTTGTCCTTTAAAAACTTTCTATTTCTATTATTTTCTTGGGGGTTAACCCATCTTAAATTTGATACTTTGTTATTAGTTCTATTTCTATCAATATGATCTATACATTTAAAATTAAATGAATTTGGTATATATGTAATTGCTACTAATCTATGAATTGAATAGGTTATTTGTTTTTTATTGTACCTCAAATTAATTTGTCTATAACCATCAGTACTCTTTCTATCCTTTAAGATTCGTTTTGTTTTAATATTTCTAACATTTCCAAGAGTATCAATCTCATAATTTTCTAAAATTGGTATTTTTTTATATGTTTTCATATTAATAAATATAAGATAAACCAAAAAAGGGTGGAAAGTTTATTTTCCCACCCTTTTGAGTTGTTTAATAACATTTTAAGGTTAATTAACTCACAGATTATTAGTCTTGAGCCGCAAATCCCGGAGCCGTTGCACCTACAACAGTTCCTGTAATATACATCACCGATGTACTTAAAGCAACTAGTGTTAAGTCATAAGATGCTGGAACATTGATTTGTAATCTATCATGTGATGTTCCGTTACCCCAAATCGCAGAAACTTCATTATCTGTATCTAAAAAGGTAATTGCCCCCTTAAAGTAACATGCATCATCTGAAAAGTCAAGAATAATATCGTGACCATCGGCGGCCGCACCAGTACCAACACCGATGAAACGGTATGTGACACCAGCGGCAGATGGTGTTGCGATATTATAATCTTTATCAGCAGACACATCAGTTTGGTAAATCACCTTACCAGCGTGTAGAGCTTCAGTTACAGTTAAATCAGCATCACCATTAGTTATCCACGCAGGTGCTACTTTAAATCTAGCAGCTGCATTAGAAGTTATCTCACCACTAATTGAACCACCATCTGCTAAAGACAGTGCACTCTCTTTTTTACTTACTTTATATTTTCCTATTCTTTTTGCCATTTTATTTCTCCAAAATGTTGAGTCACTACTCTCTTGGTTTTTTCAATTCTTTTTATACTAACCCTGTTTAGTGACTACTTAGGCTAGTAAATTATACTCTATAATTCATATATAAATATCACTACAAAAGAAAAACCCCTCAAATTAATGGGGGGTTTTTCAACGATTTAATTAAGAATTAACTTATATTAAGTTAAGATCCTTAATAGCGATTGTTCCATAGAACTCTGGTCTAATCATCTTCTTAGCATACCGAGTCATCACGCC